TGTGATATTTGCTCTTGAGCTTGAACTAACATAGCTGATGCTATTGCATTTGGTCCATCTGCGAACACATCACCCATAGGTATACCTATATCTGATTCCATTCTAGATATTATGTTTGCTGATAAGTTTCTAGCACTCATACCAGGTTTTAAGTTAGCACCAGCCAATAATAAAAATGGTGGTATATCATTTGCTGGTGATTTACCTAGGTTAAATACACCTAAAATGATATCTAAAACCTTTGTTATTGATGTTAGTTTATTACCTAACTCAACTGGGGTTTTTTCATTACTTTTACAATCTTTATCCATAATATATTATTTTAGTTAACCACCAATGTATGAAATACCTTGGATTTGTCTTATTATCATTGGAGGTACGCCTAACAAACTTAAAATTTGTGATGTATAGTTTTTACCTTTTTCAATCTCATCTTCAAAAAATTTTTGAGATAACTTTATACTAATGTATTTTAATACTAATGTCAATAGCATTTTAATAATTGCGTCAAGAACAGTTTTACCTAATGACCTTATTAGATTTTTATTCTTTTTAACAAAATCTATAGCACCATCATATTTTTCATTTTGACCATAAAGTATTTGATAATTTATAGCATAAACACTAATTAATTTTGGTGATAAAATAACACTAACAATTGCTCTAGCTATCTCTCTAACAAGATTCGAAATAAAACCATTTTTAACTGATGGTTTATCAGTTACTGGTATATTTTCTGATACTTTATCAGACATTTTATTTATACTTTTTTTTATTGAGTCGTACTTAGCTTGAATTGGTGGTACAACACTTGTTGGGTTTGAAGTTGATGCAACAAAATCATTATTAACCTCATTTAAAGTTTCAATAGGTACAGTTACTTCTTGGGTATCGAATGTTTCAACAACACCAACACCTTTTTTTCTGTTAGTAGCTCTTTCATTTATTTTTATCAATTCTTCATTAGTAAATGTAAAGAAGTTATCAGATATGTTACCATCATCACTGTTTAATATACAGTCTATTACTTTTTTTAATTTCTCTTCATCTTCTAATTGTTTTTTAGTCTTATTAGTTTTTGATGATATTGTACCAAATAGTGAATCAATAACAACATTAAGTAGTTTATCACTACTTAATTTACCGATACTACCAAATAAACTAATACTATCAATAAAATCATTATTAAATTCATATAACGTTTTATTGTCGTATGAACTGTTTGTATTGAATTTAACAACGTTGTTCTCGGTGGTACCAACTGGACTAAATCTAACGTCTAATATATCGTTTTGTGTTGTTGATGTACCCCATGTTGACGTTGCTCCACCATTTGGTGTGTAATCTGATTTATTTAATTCAATATTAGAATATAAAAACGTATTATAATCTGTACTATTTAAACCAGCGTTAGCATCATCATACATTAATGGTCCATATGGACCTTTAGGGTCTGTTTTTGTCATACCAAAAAAATCAACATCTGATAACTTTAACACAACACCAGAACCAGTACTTCTAAACCAAGCTGGTACTGATGGGTTTACAGAACAACTTACAATTGATTTTAATTCTCGTTTTAGGTCTTTTTTTATTGCAGATTCAACTTCTGGTAATTTTCTAGTTAAGAAATCTGATATATTATCAATAAGTTCATCATAAGCACCAACAGCTTCAACTAAATCTAATAAAAAATTGGTAGTATTTTCACCATTATTAATTGATGAGAATGAATTACTTTTTTTTAATTTAGGCATACCTTCAGTAAGCACATTTAGTGCTGATATGTCGGCCATTATTTTATTTTTTTTGTCTAATATTGACATGTTTATTGATTTTCAGATTCTTTATTTTGATTACCCTTTATCATTTCTCTAACTTTAGCGAAATCATCTAAAGATACTGCTCCGTTACTTCTTTCTTGTATAGCAGCTGAAGCGTCACCGTTATTTTTTAATATATCATTTTGTAGTTTAGCAATTTCTAATTTTATTTTAATTGCCGAATCTTTTATTTTTAATGCATCAACTTTACCTTTTGCTATTTTAGTGATATCGTCAACATCAACAGGGTTTGCTGAATTAACCATCTCATTAATAGTTTTCTGCGCATCATTTATTTGAGCACAAGCATCGTTATAAGCCTCTTGACATAATCCTTCAAGACTATCAACATTGTTAATCTTAACGTCTTGTTTTTTCTTTCTGGCCATTTTAAGTGTTTTTAATTAATCGTTATATATTATAAATACACAAAAAACGGATTTTTTATTCAAATCCGTTTTCTATTCCACTCATCTTTAATATTGAATATATGTCTTTATATCGTTTCATTGATGACCTTATGTCTTTGGTTGATAAATTTGTATAATTTCGCATTGTTTCTAATACTGAATTTTTATTAAATTTAGAACCACCATTCATGATGTCTAAGGTTTTCTCCCAATTTTCAAGTATGTCAATTAATGCATAACCAACCTTTATTTCATTTTCGTTTAATCGTTTTTTTATTGGTAGATTTTCATTGTTTTCTATTTCATATTTAATACCATCTGTTAATTTAAATATAAATTTATCTAATGTAAAATCTTTGTCATCAATCTCATATCTCAAATCTTCTCTGTCATCTAAATACGACTGAGTTAAATCTTCGTATGAGTATAATTGTTTTAGAGCACCATCATCTTTGATTAATAACCCTAAAATATAATGTTTACAAATTGTTCCATAGTAAGAATATGCTTTTTTACCAGAATCCTTTTCAAATTTATCCGCTTTTGTTATCAAGAAGGATAGGGTGTCTGCATGTAAATCATCAAATGAGACACCCTTTCTATATAATTTATACCTTCTGATTATTGATTCAATCATCTTATCAAACGGTTTTCTTAACCATTTGTTATAGATTGCATTCCTTTCTATTTCATCGTTACATTCTAAAAATCTAACAACAGCTGCTTCTTCCTCTGGGCCAAAATATAAATCATTAGTTCTCTTGCGTCCCCTCTGTTTGCCCATATCTGTTGTCTTATTCAGTGTAACTTATCTCTCTATCTTGTTCGTGATAAAATTCAGATTTAGCTTTATTTAACCACCAATTAGCCTCAACAGGGTTCATGGTTTCTCTATAGCTATGGAACAATGAACCAGTTCTTTGGTTAACATGTTTGTAACCAAATCTAGGTATTGTCATAATTCTAGCTGATTTAAATGTCATTCTAAGTAAGAATTCATAAATGAATGTTAATTTCATATTTGATTTAAATCCACCATAAGATTGGTATAATTCTTTTTTCATAACGATACCGTCAATGTTAAAGTTTTGGTATGATAATAATGCATCTTTATCTAAGTAACCTAACTCATCAGAAAAACTATTAGCCCAAACAGCCTCATTTGTAAATCCAATAAATGCACCATTTTCATCAACGTCAACAACAATTGGCATGAAGATGTCAACATCAGTGTGTGCTTCAGTGTACTCAGCGACAGCTTTGAACCAGATTTTAGAATATTCATCATCATATTCTAAAATGCTGAACCAAGTTGTTTCACATTTATCAACACCAAAATTCATTTGCGATGCGAAATCTGTTTTACCATCATTTTCAGCAACTGTAACCAAATCTTTAATGGTTTCATAATCATATGATTTAGCAAACTTAGAAGCTTCGCTACCTTTTGGTGTAACGATTAATACTTTAGTTGGTTTAACGATTTGTGTTTCAATACTTTTAATAGCATTAGTGAATAATGGTTTTGTTGTTTCACTAATTTCATGTAATGGGATAATTACTGTTATATCTTTACTCATAATTAAAAATTTTTATTTAGTTGATTCAGCAACTGAATCCATTATTTTTTTAAATTCATTAACTCTATCAGAAACTAATGTATTATAAACTTCTTTTATTTTCTCTACTTGGTTTTCTTCTGAATACTTACCTTTTGATTCATTAATACTATCGATTAAATCTTGTGGAACTGAATCTTCTAACCAAAGTTTCATGTAAGTAGAAATTAATTCTGGAATGTTATTAGTTGAGCTAGTCCAGATGCCATTGTATTTTAATACTGTGTTTCCAGATTCATCTGTTTCTTCCATCCATTCTGGTACTGTGTTAGGTACTTTACCAATTACAGTAAGACCACATTCCATAGCTTCAACTGGGAATGTACCAAATCCAGCTTGGTCATCAACCCAAACAGCTAAACAACATTTAGATAATTCATCAGCGAATTGTGCTCTTGATAAACCTCTCATGTCTTTAAATGTTAACCATTTATAGATTGGGTATTGTAAATAAAATGCTTTTGTGATTTTTGTGATGTCAGCTTGATTTCTAGTGTGTAAAGCGACAATTGGTAAATTAGGTTTTTTGTATGGTTTAAAGTAGCTTGGTATTGATACTGGAACCACATGTGTTTTTAAACTAGGGAATAACGTTTTTAAATACGTTGCTTGTTTTTCAGATGTTGTAATCGCATCATTAAATCCAAAGTCTGTCCATCTTCTACCTAATGGTAATAATTCGAATATGTATTCTGGACTTTGTGAAAATACAACTTTTTTACAAGGTAAGCTTCTAACTTCTTTTTGTTGCATCACCGTTGAGAATACTTCTGGTATAATTAAAAAGTCTTGTGGACCAACATTTAATACACCAGATTCAATAGATACGTGTGATAAGTTAGCATATTCTTCACCTAACCAGTTTGAGATACCATTTTCATTTTCATCACCATATCTTTTATAATCATTTTTTTCATGTAAGATATGTGCACTGTATCCAAGTTCAGTTAAAACTTTAACATGCTCATAAATGTTAGCAACACCAGCAACAGGGTTACCTTTTGTGTCTAGTGTAAAAAAGTATAAACTAAAATCTTTTGATTCTAATTTTGAAATTACACTGATAATTTGTTCTTCAGTTACTTTATTAGTTTGTTCTGACATAATTATTTATTATTTTATTATTATTATAATTGTTTTAATATTCCGTATTTAACCAAAGTATTAAAAGCTAATTTAAATGATAGTGGTGCATCGTTTAATGCTCTTTCCGCACCTAGGGTTGTGTCACTTTCTTCATTATGGGTTAATAGAATCTCAAATAATGCTCTAAATGTTTCATATCTTGAAATGTCTATCTCCAACCCTTTATAATAAGTTCGCTCAATAACCTCAGTCTTTTCAACACCGCCTTGTATATACGTTGTCTTTGTTTCGGTTTCTTTAGCTTCCTTTTGTTCCAGTTCTGGGTCATTCTTTAATATATTACTTAATCCATCGAAATCGATGTAATAACTAATACCTCCAAATTCTAATAAGATGTCTTCCATATTATATTTCTTCTTGTGTTGTTATTTTTGTATTTAATATTTTTTCTCTTAAGGATACATCTTTAATAAAATCCAAAATAGAATCTAATTCAAAATCACCACCAATATTTTTATTGTATGGTGCATTTATTTTTACTGAAATTTTACCTTCTGGTTTATTTTGTAGGGCAATTGGATTCGCTGTTATTAATATATCAACACCATCCCATTCTTCTTCATTTTGTTTAACAAATCTAATGTTACTTGCTCTACATCCAAGTTTTGATAAGAAAAATAATGTTGATGGTATACTTTTTAAAAACTCTCTACTAACCAATTCTATTGTATGTTCTTCTTCTTCTTCAATATCAACTAAAAACATGTTGAATCTGGTCATTAAATTTTCATATAATTGGTCAGCGTGTCCAAATATCTCTAAACTAGCTTCCTCATATAAAAATCTATTTAATTCAGATTTTGATTTGAAATCAAAATGTTCTGTTAAATTAAAAGAAGTTATATCATTTTTTTTAATGGTATATTCACCCTCACCTAAATATTTTGTGTAAGTGTAATCCATTTGGGCTAATGTATCCCTCAATACTTCGTTAATACTAATACCAATTTTCATGTTTTAATGATACTAGTATTATTTCTTAAAGTAAAGTTTAGTTAAATCTTCTTTTAAAAAATATTTTTATTTTTCTAAATAAATTATTTTTTTTGACACCTTCTTTGATATATCTAGGTTTTACTTTAATAACTTTATCTTGCTCAACTTTAGGTTTTGGTTTTGGTTCATCATCCTTTTGTATATTTTCAAATATGTTAATAAAGTATGATGTTAATCTATGTCTAACAACTTCAGTTTCGTTAAATGTTACAACACCTACACCTTCTTCTGGTCTCTTTAATACATTATTAATTAAAGGTTCCAATGCACTTAATCTTTTGTCTTTTAAATCGATTTGTCCAGAGTCACCAAGAACTATAACCTTTGTATCTTCAGAGAATCTAGTTAAAAATGTTTTACCATTATCTTTTGATATGTTTTGAAACTCGTCTATAATGATAATCGCATTTGTAAATGAACGACCTCTTATAGCACCGAAAACCTCCATCTTAATAATACCAGATTCAATTAATTTATTTGTTAAATCTTCACCAATTAATTTATGGAAAGCATCAAGGAATGACATCATGTGGAATTTTAATTTATCCATTTCATCACCAGGTAATGTTCCAATCTCTTCATTTTTTAATTGAGTTATTGATTTAACCAATTTGATTTCTTTATAAACACCTGGATTTGTTTTTAATAACATTAGAGCTTCATAAATACTAATTAAAGTTTTACCAGTACCAGCTGGTCCAGAACAAATGGTAACATCATTTTCTTTAATGTTATTCATTAATTTCTTTTGTGTTTCGTTTTTACATTTTAACGATAACCTAATATTGTTAATTAATTCCTCTCTACTTAAAACTTTGTTAACTGTTTTAGTTCTAGTTGTTGTGGTTGTTGCTGTCGCAGAAGTTTTTTTAACTCTAGTCATAATACTCTTTTATCTTTTTTTTCATATTTGGTATCTAAATCAACGTTTCTATATTGCTCAATTATATTTCTACCATCAACTACAATTTCAGAAACAAATTTAACAACATAATATTCATTAAATTCAACTACCTTTTTAAAACTCTTTATATTATATTCATACTCCAAAAAGTCTGGAGCCCCAATTGTATTATTAGTTAGGAATGATATTGACTTAATATCAATTAAAGTACTATATCTTTTTTCATTTATCAATCTTTTTGTTTCGGATATGAAAAAATGATTGTTTTTGTCAAATTGGGCTGGGTATTTAGGTATATAAAATTCTAAAAGATATAAAGAATCACCCATATCTTTTATATGTAATTTTTGTGTATATTTTTCGATTTCAAATTTAGGTCTTAA